TTTTCGTCACCATTTTTAATTAACCATTCTTTTTCTGGAATCAATATTTTGGCATTTGTTATCATTATTTTACATACCTTGCGTTTAATGGTTCTGCGTAACTCTGAACCTGCTCACTGATTTTCTGCATGTCATATTCAGCACAGAATTTCAACAATCTAACACCAACCTGCGGAATATCTTTATCTGCGGTAGTTGCCGTTGTGATTGTTTCTTTAATTAAAACTTTAATATTTTCAGGTTGTGCTGTCAAGTCGCACAGTGTGACATTTCGATTATAGTCATCCAACACACGATGTTCTTCACCATTATGGTCAACCCAGCGTTGCAACATCATGTTGTTCCAATTGAATCCCCGTGTGTTTCTGTCGGCATAGGCCTCCTGGAGACCAACTTTATTCTTTGTCCCTTTAGTACGAACTCCTGGATAAGCACTAAAGACATTGTCGGAGGTGTCGCCACGCATACACTTCTCAAATAGTAACCAGGACGGATCCGGCGCGGGCTTGTCTTGTTTAGTTTTCTTATCAACGACACGTTTACCCTTGGCATCAAAGTATCCTTCATGTGTAGTCGTAATTTCCATTACCCCATTATATTGTTTTACGTTAGGCGCAATCAATTGTGCAAAATCACCATCTGTTGAAATAATCACATGATGGTCATTGGGGTGGGCTTGAATAAAACCAGCAATTAAATCATCTGCTTCAAGTTGTGGATGTTGAAGCACGGTGGTGTTGGTCTTGTTGATAATAAAGTCTTTGAAATTATCAAAGGTTTCCCAAAATACTCTTTCTTCTTCTTGCTCGCTGGGACTCATCGCTGCACGTCCTTCAGCACGTTGGCGTTTGTAGGGAGCATAATAGTCTTTGCGCCAGCTTCGACCCTCAAGGCAGAACACCACATGATCGCCTTTGAAATCACGCCATGCTTTGCGTACACTGCCTAAAACAGTGGCAATACTCATACCTACTTTGTCTTCAGTAGAACCGCGAACTACATGTCGAGCACGGAAAAATGTGTTAGCAGTATCTACTAAAATATATGTTTTTGACATTAAGAAACCTCAGACTTTCCATTACCTAAATTGTTTACATTGATAAAACCTGCACCACGTCGGCTCATGTCAACGCCTTCTTCGCTTGCTACATTACGACACAACTCATTGAACCATTGATCAACAACTGCTTCGTCAGTTTCACCGGTATAGCCTGCTGTCTTTAATTGAACAACAAAATATTCATTCCAATCAAGTTCAAAAAACCCGTTGCGAATATTATCTTTATTGACATGAGTATCTAATACAGCTACCCAAGGTTCTTTCTTTTCTGTAGCAATTTCTTTTGGCGTCTTTGTTACTTCGGCTAATTTCTTTTCAGCTTCTTGTGCTTTGAGTAACAAAGCTTCGGCCGCTTGTTTAGCCTCTAGTGCTTCTGCTTCTAACTTATCCAAGCCTAAGATTTTTTTAACAAAATTCTTCATTAGGTTCCCCACTCATTTTTAAACAACGGCACCTGTAGCCTATCGCTATATCTCCACCCGCGCTTCATTGCGGCAAGGGCAACAGATTTAGCATTGAGAGTGTACACAGACTCAACACCGCCAATAGGCATAAGGTATATGTGACCTGTAAAGCCCGCCGCTCTATATTGTTCAACTGCTCGTTCTGCATCTTCGATATCCTTTTCTGTTGCTACTACGAATTTTAAATAGGCTGTACCAAACCATTCATATTGACAAACAACTTCTGGTTGTATAGCATCTTCCCACTTCTCACCACTGCAAGGTAATTTAGCACTTACACTAAATGTAATTTCTCTACCTTTAACTTGATTCTTCCATTTAAACAAATACTTCTTAAAGTCATCGCTTAGTCGTTGAGTTCCATTTGTTTCAAATGTAATCTCTTTCAACCCATTCATGCCAGGTTCTTCTAGTAGATCTGGATATTGTCGTTGCCATCCTAGCAATGGCTCGCCTCCAGTGATGACAAGGTGCTCATCCCGCCAGGCACCGTATGGGAGAAGTTGCATAATTCTGGTTGCGATGGCTCCAGTTGTAAGCATTGGACTAAGTTCTTTAAAATCAGGATGCCAGCTAGCATAGCTATCACACCCAGTACTAACCAGTGGGAGTTCTTCATATTTGTTATAGTGATGTACGACTTGTGCAATATCCTCTGCCTCGGTGCTTAGTTCTCCTGCCGGCATACCGAACCCTGCACATTTAAAGTTACAGCCAAATGTACGCAAGAATATACTTGGTACTCCCATATAGCGACCTTCTCCTTGTACGCTATAAAATAATTCTGCGATTTTAATTTTGCTCATTATATTCCTTTACATAATACTAGTTTACTATAAATATTTAGGCAAGTCAACTCGTATGAATAAATTAATAACCAAAATATATTGGAACCTTAGTGATCATTGTAAAGCAGAGTGTGATTACTGTCCTGTACAATATCGAGGTGGAGAATTAATTCACGAAACCAAAGACTACATCAGAGTTGCAAAGTTATTAATTGATTCGTATTCTGCTCAAGGTAGAATAATTGATTGGGAATTTGACGGAGGTGAACCTCTTGATTTAGATGATCCGGTCACTTTATTAAAACTTTGTAGAGAAAATGGTGAGTCTATGAAGTTACATACCAATGGTGGGCGGCTTTGGCTAGACTGGTGGGCAATCGAGCCCTATGTAGATAATTTACATCTTTCTTATCATTATTGGCAAAATCCTGCCCTTATAAAATATATAGTAGATACCTTTCAAAAGAAAAGAAAACAAATTCATGTATCAATTCCTATTAGACCAGATCATTTTGAAGAAGACATGGCTAGGGTAAATGTAGTAGAATCTGACCATAACATTGTTGTTGGAAAATCAGTACTCTATAGAAATGCTGATAGAACCGGCGGAATGTTTAATTATAATTCAGAACAGCTGGCAATAATGAGTGGAGTTAAAGTTAAAGAAATACGAAAAGTACAATCACAGCCTGTAGTAGAAAAAATTATTAAACAAGCACCACTAGTACAGGAAAAGGTTGTATTTGAAACAACCACTTGGAATGATAGATATAAAGAAACTTATAGCAAAAATCCTGTGTATACAGGACAACTATGTAATGTGGGTGTTGAACATCTAAGAATCAGTCACGGGGGTTGGGTAGCAGGTAGTAACTGTAATAATCAACCATTGGGCAATATTTGGGATGAAGGATGGATGCCGCCATCTACGCCACAGGTATGTACTATGCTAGCCTGTGTAGATTCATCAGATCAAAAAATTACAAAATTTCCTAATCAGTGATTGTTTGTTTCTTCTCGAAATCTTTCTAAGAAACTTTCAAGATAACAGCTATGTTCTGTAGGAGGGTCCTCTGATACAGAAATATAGTGTATCCATGTTTTATCTAATTCAACAACTGTGGCAAGGACACGAAATTTCTTTTGACCAGCACTACTCCAAGTACTTCCTATTCTAGGTAACTTTTTCATATATAGTAGACCATTGTTTAAGTTTTTCAATTTTAGCAACTTTTGCTAAATCTAATGCTTGTTTATTTACAACTTTTAAATCTAACAGAATATCGACCATGGCCAATAGGTCGCCGATTTCTTCTTCTAGGTGTTCACAATTAGTTTTTGGTTTGCCTGGCTTAATATTATGTAGGCCAAATCGATGACACTTGCTAATTGCTTGAATTACTTCGGCACATTCTTCAGAGAGAATGTTCATTACTTCTCGTTCTCGTTCGTTCATTTTGTCCACCATTCCTCGTAAGGAAATTCAATCCACACATCTTTTTCTGCTTTGTTTACTTCCAGGCCAACAAAGTCCATCTTGACATCACACTTGCTGGCTAGGTTATCTACTACCACTGCAAATTTAACATTCTTATTCCAGATACTATTTTTCCATTCTTCATGAGATGGCAAGGCATTGTCCTGCCAGTCTTTCATTAACCAATTGATTGTAGCACCTGTATCGTTAATGTCATCTACCACAAGAATATTAATTCCGTTAAATGCATCTTCACTCATACCGCAGTTACTAACAGTATCTCCACCATCACGCAGGCTAATATCAAGACTGCACATTTTGATATTTAAATATTGGCTAATCATAACAGCTGGTAAAAGACCGCCACGACCGATTCCTACAATATAGTCAGGTTGCCATTTGCTTAGAACAATGTTTCTACAGATTTTAGCAACAAGACCGTTGTATTCTTTGTTATCAATTATGAACTTGTTCACTTTGTTCTCTCAAATATTCTTCATAATGAATCCACTTGTTCTTAACAAGGAATCCCCATTCGCGTTTCTTAGGACCAACAAAAAACAAAGTCCATGCAGTAACATCTGGATCTAATTCAATCCGATGATAGTTGTACATTTTACCAAATCTAAAACTACCAGGACCACGCCATACTTTAACTTCGCAGGATAATTTACCTTGCTGATCAAATTGTGGTAACCACTCCCAGTATCCGCCCTTTAAAATAATAGTAAAATAATTCCAAGGATGATCATGAACATGATCTGGATCTGATTTTAAAAACTTGTGTAAGAACACATTATATGGAAATGTTACACGCTCTTTAAAAAGAACATAATAACGCTCTAGGTATGGTTCTCGATCTTGTCGATCCATAATGATACGCTTACGACCATTACGATCTAGAAGATTTAAAAACGCTTCAGTAATTCTTGACATGAGAAAAATCTTTCTGTTAAGTCTGTTGTTTGTTTACGGAGAGTTGGCAAAAACTTTTCATAATTATTCATGTATTGAATAATCTTTCCACATAGGTCAGGACGATTAGTTTCATATGATGCAAAACTTTCAGTCCATTTGCTTGGATATTTAAATGCGTCATAGTACATTTCTGTATATGATAAACGATCCGGAACCATAGGCATGGCATCAACAATGGCTCCCTCATAGCAACCAATGCCTAGCGTTTCCTGTAGAGAACAACTAAACACCATTTTGGCTTCGCCTAACAAATTATGATACTCATTCTTTGTTAGCTGTTGATCCTGACACACAACAAATTCATATTGCGGTAGCTGTTCTTTGAGATCTCTAAAAATCTCAACTTGCTTCTCGGGTGCTATGCGATGAGGGAAAACAATAAGATCACGCTTGGGCATGTTCTTGTATACTGTAAGGGTTGAATCCATATACTCCATGGGCCAACCTGTGCGTACAATCTTTGTATCGTATAGTGTCTTAGCAGGAGTAAACCCTAATAAGTTTTCACAGAATAATTCAATATGAAATTGTGTAGCAAAGTAGTTATGATCAAATGCTTCATAAAAACTTTTCTCAGCATGTCTAACCCAAGGCTTATTGCCAACAAGACGTCCAAGAAAATCTTGAGGATCATATGATCCGGCATGCCACAAGCCATGTGTTACTACTGGAATATTCAGTAGTTCACTCATGTATTTTAAGTTTATGATGCCAGGATGCCAAGCATCAGTAAACAAAAAATGATCGCCTGGCTTAACTGCTCCGGCACAAAATAAACGACCCATCTGCTCCACTTGAGCTGACTTATATATATTGGTACCACCAAAATTAAGGAAAGCACCAGGAGTAGTGGCATTAGGAATATCCGTAGGGCCAGATATAATTTGAACATTGTGTCCTGCCTTTCGTAAGAGATTAGGTACATGAGTCTTCCATTGACCCGTGTACCTAGTTTCTACGCTTTCTAAATCGATTAGAAAGATATTTGCCATTTTAATGACGTGCCCTATTGTAATCACCGCGGTATTCGCGTTGCTTAACTGGTTCGGGACGACCTTCTTTTTCTCTACGGGCCTTACGCTCTAGGTACTCGTTGTTACGCTGAAAGTTACGATACTCTTGTGATCGATATAGATCAGCAGGGTTGAAAGGATATAGGTTAATTCGACAGTGATCTAACCATGCATCAAGATCATCAAAGATCTTGTTAACTTCGGGCTTGAGACGTAAAGTCTTTTGAATATATGCTGGGACAGCCATATTATGATTCCATTGTAGAAAGATTATTAATAAAAGTAAGGAAGCAACCATTCTCGCCATCCTCACTAACTTCAATCCAAGTTTCGCGACCTGGATATCTTGCGTTGATTACATCGTTAAGATCACGAGCAATCATTTCGCAGGATTTATAGTTGAGCTCTAAAGTACCATCACTGTAGCACTTTTCAAGCCAACGCTTAAATTGTATAAACTCAATATCACGATCATCGTGGAATACTTCAATATAGACTTTAAAATGGAATATGTGACGATGTGGAGTTCCTAAGAAACTTACATCATATTCGTCACCTGTTGCCAAAGCCGGATCTGTTGCCGCGGCTGGGTAACAATGAATACCTTCTTTACGGAAGGTAACCCAAATCATGTTCTTGTTCATTCTTCAGTTTTAGCTGTTTTGGTTGTTTTCTTAGCCGCAGTTTTAGCTGGAGCTGTCTTTTCTTTAGCAGGCACATTGTCCTTAATCATGTTATAGATTTCCCACAATTTCCAGTCAATGCTTTCTAGCAATTTGAACAGTTTTTCTTGTGGATCTTCTTTAGGAGTACCTTTGGTGATTTTTGTATTAATCATTTGATTACCTTATCATTTTTGTATTGATTCCAGTCTGTGAACTTACTACGATCCATAAGTGTATGTAGACTGTGAGACCATACACCGGGATTAGTTGCATTAAAATCTTTGTCATCAATTTTAATCATTGTGTTGTAATTCCATAATTTGATATAAGGCAATGGAATACGAATCTGTGGAATAAAATTATTGTAATCATTTAATCCGCTATCGTTAAATTCTTCAACTTGATTTAGCGGGATATCTAATGAGCATAGATAGTCTTTTTCTAAGAAGTATAAGATCATATCTTCCCACTGCTTATGTTCATCATAGCCAATAGGATTATAACTATGATTAGCACCAAAGAAGATATGACGGTATCCTTGCAAATTTGCTTCAATTTCTTCAACTGAGTGAACTCCGGTTACAAACAAAGTTTGTAATCCAAATGCAGGTGTGTGTTCAACTTCTGTACCAATAAAGAATTGAACATTATCTGCTGTGCCGTCTGTGTAATTTCTTTGCATACTAATAGTTTACAATAAAGTTATGATCTTGTCAAGCAATGTTTTCTTCCAATTCGCGAAGTTTATCATCATCTGGATTTGCTAAATCAACTTCTTCAGATTTGGTAACTTGCTCGATTTCAAATAAACTGCCAAATGTATTTTGAGCAGGACCGCCTTGTAGTCGAGCACCTTCTAAACTACGCAAGAATGGTCCAGCTTGATCAATTAGAGCAAACGCTTCGTCTTTGGTTGTTGTATTGAATAGGCTTTCTACAAAGTCATTAAAGTACAAAATATTACGGGGAACCCAATCAGAATACTCATCGCTCATATCTTGAGCTTTGACTTTCTTCCAATGACCCCATTTAACTTTATCTTTATTTTTGGCAATTTCTATATCCATTAATTGTTGTGCTCTTTGAACAGCAACAATATGGCAGTAGACATTATGTCCCATCATTAGAGCATAGGCAAAACTGTCCCAAGAAGTTTTACCTTCTTTGCCAATTTTGTTTAACATACCGGGCGCATAATGGCAAATATCGCCCATTGTCAAGCGGCGTCCGATTTCTGATTCGAATGGGAATGGAATATCTGATTCGGCAAGTGCTTTGTTGTCTGGGGCTTTGTCCATAATAACACTCCACCTTTTTGGTGTGTGGACTGCATTGGTGTAGACAAGTCCGTGCGCGGTTGCGATAAACGGTGAGGCGCAATCAAAAGAGATGGTAATTTCTTCATTAATATGTTTCCTAATCTGACGTTGTATTAAGGTTAGATAGCATGACCAATCTAACTGAGCTGTACCCAAGAAGTGGATCCAGTTTTTGCCTTTTAGCAAACCTTCTTCTCTCAGCGTCATCATACGCTTAAGAGTAATGTCCATTTTACACATATTAGCACCACCAAAGGCCCAACCTTCTGCTTCTCGACCTGCATAAGGACCAGTTGGATCACTAAATTCTTTAACTCCATTATACCATTTCTCGGCAGTTTCCCAGTCGCTACCTTGTAACACATTAAGCCATTTAGTCTGACCTAATCTGTTGTCTAAGAAATATTTGTTGTTAAAGCGAGTCTTGTCTAGGCAATCATCAAATGTTTTTAATCCAGTCTTTGGACTATGTACATGATCGCATGCCCATGTTGGAACGTCGAGCATCATTGACCAATCGGCTGTTACTTCTAACCATTCTAAGATCTGTTGACGAGTTTTGTTAGCACTTGCACCTTCAAAATCTAACCAATCAAATTTAAGAACACCCTTACCAATCTGATAACCACCCGAGTCACCTAAGATCATAGTGTTATTACGATCTCGTTGTTGAATCATACTTTCTTGAACTAGACTTTTCTTTAGGTCTAATTGTGCATGTCCTGCGGAAAACAAACCATACTTGTATGTAAAGTACCCTTCTTCTGCATTGAGAAAATTCATTCCTTCAATGCCTCGATCGAATCCTGCAGGAATACGATCGTTGGGTACAAATTCTTCTATTCGCTGTTTAGCAACATAGGTACTATAGAAACTACTGATTGCTGGCAAATAGACAGCGTAGTCTTTTTGTAATGGTGTTAGGTTAACTGGTGGTCTGTTCATCTTTACTCAATATAATTGTTGTTTTTAACTGTGCTTGTGCTTTTAATACTTGTTCATATGCTATTTTAACAGCAGGGTTGGTTTTAATCAACTCTTGAATCTTCCATTCTTCGGTACGCTTTTCCTTGGCCCAATCTAGTAGACTAATTGCTTCACTATCTAATTGAACTGTAGCATAAGATGTTTGTAAGGTCATCCAATTATTGCCATCCCATACTTCCACATTTTGTGTAGAAGTATTGAATC